ACTGGATTACCACATGAAACACAAGCAACACATTTTGTCCTAAAATCAACGGATGCAACTATTAGGCAGACTATGGATAATTTTCCTTATAAAATACTTCATTGTGGTTATGGTTATGGTGCTGATTCAAGCAGTTATTATATTTATACCGATGCACCTTGGAATACATTTACTGGTTATCCTAACACCCTAGTAAGTATGCAAAATGTTCCGGGTTGCACAAGTACGGGCGGTGTCGGTAAGATATATTGGTCTGATGCCTATATTGATTTACACACCCCCGATGCAAGTTTATCAACTACAACCATTTTTAACAACACAACACCATTCAATATACCTAGTGTAAAAAATAGAGCAGCACATGCCGTTTGGATGCGGGATTTGACACAATCTCTTTGGTTCAAAAAGATGTTTGGTAGGATAGCCGAGCAACCTGCTGTATCGGGAACACTACAAACACCATTACCTGTTAACACATATAGCGGAACATTCCATAGCCAAGGTGTATTGACTGCAATAACACACACATCGGCAATAGCAACAACTTTTGCTAATGGAGGTGTTGCGGAATTAGTGCATCCTAGTGGTGAAGTTGACTCTTTTTGTTTTGGCAGTATTAGTAATAACTCGGGTAAAATACAACTAAACAACTGCAAATTTATTACTCATAATTATGCAACTATTTTTGGCTTTAGCGGAGGTGTGCCAACAATAAATCTTAGGACAATTAGTGATGACTTTAACCATATTTGGGTTTTGTGGGCGGATATGCGAAACGATGGTGAAGCCAATGCTGATGGTAAAGAAAGAGTAAATAAATTTGGCGCACTTTATCCCACACCTGATAATTATAGCGTATCTCTACAATTTACTGACCAGGTAAATATAGACGGCTCGCCTATGGACTTTGTTGATTTAAAGGTAGGGTATGACTTAGACATTTGGGAAATGGATGCGGAAAAAGAACCATACACCGAGAACGCATGGAGCACTTTAGGCTCTAATAGTCACCACGAGCCCGATATGCATGAATGGGAAAGAAAGGCTGGGTCATTTCTAATATTTGATTTTTCTAAATTTTTCAATCTAAACACCGAGGCAAACGGTGGCAAATGTAACCAAATCACCGGTAGAAGAAAAACTTTAGGCGACTTAGTTATTGATACCGAGGGTCATCCGGCACTAATTGATGATTATTGGCAAGAAGTTGTTGCATCACCTAAAAACTTAGGATTAGGGCGAACAGATATTAGTAATCACCCCAATTGGTATAATTTCTTCAGTTCGGGTAGCAATTTAGCGGCAAACACAGGTGTAGCACCGAATATAACAAACACTCCGCAAGGTTCTACCGACTTGAAACTAGAGGACACTAGCGAATTCCCATCATCAGGGTTTGGGATGATTGAATTAGAAAGAGATTCGGCACAAGGTGGCACAAAAGAAAGAAATTTGTTATTTTTCACATGGTTTGCTAAAGATGACTCGACAAATACTCTACAAAGGGTTACTACTTATGACTTAGATGAAACAACATTAACTCAAGAACAAATACTAAGTACAATGTTTTTGTATTATAGGGCTGTTACGGCAACCGGAAATGCTTCTTTAGTGCTAGGCACTAACCAAGAATTGATTTATAATGACACAATAAATAACATTACTCGTGGTTATGAAAAAATTATAGTATATTCGGGACTAAGTGCGCCATTTGCACTACGATTTATGATGAAACTAAACGGCTACATTGAATCTAAGGACAAAGGAACATGGTATATTCACGATGCTATGCGAAGCATGATAACTTTAGCAAACACAATTCATCCGTTATCTCTATTTAGATTACCAATAACATTTAGTAAAGTAAATATACCGATTACACGGAGGATGACCACTACACAACAAGCCGTTAGTGTAGCCTCTAGATTATACAAAAATACCTCCGGAAATGTGTTAGATTGGGATAATTTTGGTGGTGTTGTTGATGTTAGAGGTAAATCGCTACTGCAGGGAATAGTCGAGATTGCCGAAAAAACTCGTGTAGGAACGGAAGGTTCTACAACTATTTTTACTTATACTACGGGTAGAGATGGTAAATTGGATTTACGGCCTGCGTATTCATCCGGTTTTGTATTTACACGCGATAATCTTAGCGTTTCAAACATAAGTGGGACACCTACTGCTAACATATCAAATGTTAGAGTTTTCTATAATAATGGTTCATCATTTGTAGATTTCCCTGCCGGAACGGCTGGAACCGAATCAAAGTGGAAGTTTGTAGATGTTCCTACGGTTAGGTCGGATAAAGAAGCATCACAAATAGCGAAAAGAACCTACGAACAATCAAGGCAAACAAATGTTGTCATTGATGCACAATTTATTACTCAAGCAACCGAAACGGATAAAATGCTTTTCGGTGCTCGCTATGGCTACATAGCCGACCCCGCATTTAGAACATCTTCACCCGTTTTACAAGGCGCACAAACATGGACTTCCTGGTATAATGGTGTTCATTATAGTGGAATACAAAATAGGTTAGATGGTAATGTAACTTGGGCGGGTTTTGGCACTGTAAATGCATATAATAAAAGGGTATATGGCGAGGAGGTAACTAACTATACCAACGACCCACAAAGTAATTTTGGCGGTGCTTGTTCATTCCCTACCGGTGATGTTGACGCAGCGCAAAACTATGGGTGGATAGGTGATAAATCTGTTACAAATGCCGTCGAGATAGTCCATATACCAAAGGGAATGCCAAAGTTTAGTGATGCACACGGACATGAGCTTCGTGTTAGCATACAATTAGCCGATACCTACGAAGTTGCTGATGGAAAAGACATAGAGGATATGGAATTCTTCATTACACTTGCCGATATTGACCCATCATTTACACCCGGTACTACAACGGTAGGCTCTAATCACGATTTCCAACCTTTGACTATTAGCGAGGCTTATCCTGATACAACGGATTTGAAGTTTAAACACAGCGGGTTTTACGAGTTAGAAATACCATCTGGCTATTGGTCAACCGCAACAGGTAATGAAAGGATTGTAGTTTCTATTGATGCCGAATACCTACGGGCTTGTTTACGACATAGAATGGGTAGTAAAGTAGGTTCACCGGTATGGGGTAACGCTGTGCAAATACCGGGTGCTCCATTGATAGGGGGAACGGCTGATGCTGGGTCATCTTTCCCTATGGGCGCAAGAATACAACCAAATATACCAACAGGGCGCGATGCACCTTGGTATCATGCACCGAGAATAGTAGTAGTAGATGACTTAAATTTTTACCCGTCAACAAAAGTTACCTATACGGATTCCGGTATAGGTATCAATACACCAACTGCATTTTCGATAAAGCAGGTAAAGTGGGATGCTACCGAGCGGGCGCATGACAAAGTTACTTTGGTTTTAGAAAGGGATGAATCAAAGGCTTTAGAGGGTCTTGCATCATATATATTGCCCGAAATAAATAAGGGTAGAACACCCGGAACAATACCTAGTAGACCCACACAACCTCCAAGAACAGGTAATGGCGGAGGGTCAGGTGATACCGGATATAGACCTGAAGTTCCACCACAAGTAGGGCCAATAGGAACACCTCATAGCGCACCATACGATTTGGGCTCACAACCTAATAAAACTATACAAAATAATCCTGACGGCGTTAGAAACCAGCCCGGTGCTGGCGTTGATGCTGGAAGTACTACAATCAGCGGACAATTGTTTTCACAGGCAAATGTAGGAATAAACAATACAACTGTGGATTTGGTTAAAAGGGCTACGGGCAACATGGACTTCCATAGTCAATTCGGTAACAAAGACGGTGAATTTAACTTTTTGGGGCAAAAGAAAAAAGGTGCTCCGGCACAAACAACCCGCGAATTAGATGGTATTGACTGCATTTGGGATAAAAACAGGGGTGCGGTATTTTCTAGCGAAGGCGCAGTTTTTCCAGGCATTACTGACGCCGATTCAATAACTAACCCATCACAAATACACTCCCATTCACTACGAGCCACCGTTCCTAGCGATGTGATAGGACAAAAAGTAGTTTTAAGTGGTCGTGTGTTTACGGAAGCCGATTTACAGGGGGCGGATAAAAGCGGAATTAGTCTTCTAGTAAAATTAGAGTGTATAGAAACCGGGAGTAGCATACAAAAGTTAGTGGCTATTTACGGTGGTGATACCGCTCTATCTACCCAAGAATCACAAAGTATTGATATTACACTTATAAGTGGCGAATTAGACGGTGCTAATGTAGAGGGTAATACTATCAAAGCGACTTTAAAGCGTCAAGCAAACTTTGCTACCGATACATCACAGTTCCATTCTTTGATACTAAACAATCTAAAAATGAAGTTTGTGCGTAGTGCGGTCTCGGGCAGGTCAGATTCATATAGATTCTTAGGACTAAAGAGTGGTGGGGTGAGGGGTAATTGAGTGATTGGTGTCTTAGTGTAGGTAGTGGAGATATAGCGCACGAAACCTGTTTACCACCACATGCTTTTTTTATAGCGATTGCAGCGGAATGCTTTTTCTACATACTATGTGGTATGGGATTGTGGAAAGCCTTTAAACTACGACAACGAAAAAAACTCGAGATTTACCGGTCAAAGCCATGAATCCCCCGCCTGTTTAATTAATCGAGCCCTTTGGCGCGTTATACCGCGTGTTTTCATTAACTCTTTCTGTGTCATTTTTTTATCAAGTATTTTCGAGATACTACCGTATTTAGTTAGTAATTCTTTTGCGATTTGAGGTGTAACGCCTTGAATACCACACAGCATCCTTATCCGAGGGTCGGTTTCGCTAGCAACTCCGCTAACCAAAAATGGGTTGTTGTTGCGTTTACCTTGCATAGTCATTTGTGTGTGATTAGTCTTGACCCACTCTACGAAGTCGTTCATAGTTTCTACCTGCATGAATTTAATTTTAGGGTGACGAATATGAAGTGTTTCTTTAAATTTCTTGATTGTGGCGTGCATTCTAGCAATCTGCATAGCCATATCTTTTCTTGTAGGTCTACGACCTGGGATATAGGGCTTTAGAGTAGTGCCATATACAACGAGAAATGCTACATCAAAGTTGTCGGCTAAATCGGTAAGTTGTGCATGCACGGTTCTTGTACGACCATGACCCATGATTGAATGGTATAAGTCATTGATTTCTTTTGCCTCCATACCCCAACCTAAATCAGGTATAGTATAATCTCCAACCGGTAGTCTATCTACCTTCGCTAATCCCTTTTCATCTAAACTACTATCTCCCAGTGCCATCAACAATTTGTTGATGACTTTCGGGTTTTCTCTATCATCAATGTGTAGCATCAAAAAGCGTTATAAGAAATTGCGTCTTTAACATTTTGCTTCCGGGTGTCTAAGTAAGTGTATTTGGTCTGCAGTACTGCATACAAATTCCACATCAATACTATCACAGAAAGGACACATATAATGTCTTGATTTATCTGCCCATTGTTCAGAACACTTTAAACATTCCCAAATCTTCGAATATTCTACCGTCTTATTATCCATTAGGATTACCTCCTCGCCACTACTATACCACATTAGGGTGTATAAATTCTTACTTATATTGTTCCGTCATACCGCCAACATTTACCAGCACACATATTACGGGCTTCAAACGCTCGGCATGTAGGTGATTGTTTATACTTCATGTTTGTTCTAATGCCGTGTCTAGTCTTATATGGGTTGAAATCACGCCACCCAAGACCTTTGATAAATTCATAGATAGTATCACCGATGGTCTCCCATTGTTCATCAGATACACTATCGGGGTGTGCAAACCACCGCATTTCCTCGGATAAGTGTTGCACTAAAGCCATGCGTGAAAAGTGATTAGGATTCTCCGAATTGATATGATTAGATATGCAGGGGGGTAGTGGTATATCTCCCGCATCGGTAGAGGCATCTACACCCATAACAAGTTTTGCGTTCTGATGCGATTCTGCGCCATTTGTGGGCGTTGGGTTATCATGAACCCACCGGACAAAATCAAACGATTCTGACACGGTTCTGACGCCCAGAAACGGGCATAGTGAAAATGACCGCCCATCGGGTTTTTTGGGGATAGTAAATGAATCAGGATTAGTCATAAATTCATCTGCATTGATACAAACAGACCAACGACCTCGCTTTGCGTTGTATGTATTAGGAACACGGACTAACTTCTCCGGTAGCCCGACACCATCTAGAGTAGGTAAGTCTTTTGCCATCAAACGCTGGTATCGGTTCAAATGACCACGCCACTCATGACCGCATACCGGTCTGTTGAAAAATTGGAATACATGAAAGCCACGACCTGTAGCAACAACACGGACTTCACCGTTCAATCGGCGCAATAGTTTGGTAACATCTTGTTTTACTAATTCTATGCCACCATCTTTGCCGGAGTCAAAGTCCCACCATGCTTTGTCAATCACGGCGGTCTTGTAGTCAAACTTCCAGTGTTTATCCTCCCGCTTTGCACGGAAATGATATAGGGAAACATAGAGTGATGATTTGCCTAACAACCTACGAACATAGGACTTGAATTCATCGACGGAGTGACAATGCTTTCTCTTTAGACCTATTTCACGAGGAAATGACATTATGGAATTCGCTGCCACAATCAACACACCTACACACTTCAATTTCCTTTGGGGCGTCGCCTTCTTGTCCTGTTGCTAAAACCATTCTATCAAATTCAAAATTTACTGAATCACAATCTGCACATACTATCTGTTTATCGGTCATAATTTGCTGTCATTGGTGAAACTATATTAACATATTTGTGTAGGGTCTTCGGCTAACCCCATAGTCTCCGGTTCACATTGAATCACATAATCACAATATTGAGTGCAAAAGTAATCATTCCACTTTATAGGAAAGTCCTTGTTTTTTAGGTCGGCTACCGTCTTTTCATAGGCCTTCATAAAAGCATTGACGGTTCGTAGCGATAGTGGCTCCATAACAAACATGCCCTGTGTTAACCCCGTTCCAACTACTTTCTTCTTTTGTCCTTCTAATGTGGCTAGTAACTTTTCATCGGTAGCGTCAGGTGCTATGTATAAAAAGTGCGTAGGGCGTGGGAACTCCGTAAATTCTAACATATAGGTATAGAACGCTAACTCCCTACGGGTGCGGGACATTTTACCGCTATTGAAGTTACCGGTTTTCAATTCTACCAATACTATTTTGCCATCTTCGGTTTCTAATAGACCATCCATCGCACCTACCAAGTAAACATCTAACCGTTCATCATACACGGTAATCTTTTGCTCGGCCATTAGCAATTTGTATTTACCAATTTTTTCTTCTAACATTGACAACAAATCGCCCATGACTAAGTAGCCATCATCTTCGTTGACCTTTTCTTCAACAGCCACTTTGATAGTTTCCTCCCGAACCACCGGGTCATTAGGCGCAACAATTAGAGGCTCCATGACTTTGTGTATCTTTGTGCCTCGTATCATAGATTCTGTGCGTGGTGGTCTGATGTCCGGTAGGCCAACGAATCTCCACCAATACTTACGGGGACATTGGTTGTATAACATGAATGAAGATTTGCTAATCTTTAGCGATACATCTTCGTTTACCTCGTGCGGGTTATAGGTGGTGGGTTGGGTCATATATCTATATCATAGTGATAGTATATATACATATCTATCATCGGTTTAAAGCCAATCTACTGCTCCAACACCGTTTAGAGCATTGATTATTGGTTGTATATTGAACCCCGCAACCTCATAATATGGGTTTACTTTAGCAACGATAAACTTCTCCGCTATGTTGCGGTAGCCTATTTCACATATTCCCTCGATGTCCGATGGGTCGTCAAATGCGATATAATCTCCATTGGATGCAATAGTTGACAAAAAGTTATCGCCCTTACGATAGCCTTTGCCTAGCACTTTGTTAGCCCACGCTGCGCCAGCCCTAACCTCACCTAGCACTTTGTATTCATCTAAGTTTTGTTGTAGCCGTGCTTGTATGCACAATTCCGTAGGGTCAACCGTTTTCTTAACTACGCCATCAATCATTTCAACCAATGTATCAGTTATTTGCGATTCGGGAACATCATACAATAACGAAGTCAACATATACTCCATGACCTTTTTCATCATAGAAGGCAATCGGGTTTGTTTCATCTCTATACCTTTGACATATAGTTTTGGTTCATGGTGCTCACCATCAGTCCATGATGTTAGACCAGCATAACGGTTTTTAGCCATGATAACAACTGATTGACACCACTTTTCAAACTCGGTTTCTATGGGGTGCATATCTTGGTTAATGTTGTTGATATGCATAGAGCCATATTCGGGACTTTCACATCTAACGAAAACGGAATCCGTATGACCATATATGACCTCCATACCACGCTTTTCACATTCTTCACGCAACCGATATAGTGTTTGACGGGAGGTAAAGGTGATTGCTGCGGCAACATCGGGGTGATACAATCCATACTTAGAATCACCGGCTGCACCATACATAGATGCAACGAGCGATTTAGTGGCGTATTGCATGGCGTCATACATAGACCTTTCATCATCGGTCTTGGCCGCTTTCATTAGTGCTTTGTATTCATTTCTAAGTTCTGTCATCCTATCCATCTGTCTAACCAAATGACCCCTTTCACCTAGTTTGAAGCGTGAACCGTTACCACAATCGACACCGTTAGGGTCAAGTGTTTCCCACGATATGTTGTGTAGTGCGGCATTAGAGTGATACATCGCCTTTATATCCATGATGGCTACATTTCTGTAAACACCTTTCTTTGGCTCCATAATATCTGCACCAGCATAGTCCACCTTTGCGAATCGTGGTTTAGAAGGTATTTGCCAATCTACATCTGGGTCATTGATAGTTAGGCATGTGAATAACCGAGTAACAAACGGTGTAGTCTGAATATCACATTGAACAATGTGTTGTATAGCGAGGTGATGATTGATAGCATTGACCATTTTATCTAATCGTGGCAATAATTCTACATCTTGGATATTGTAATCAATGTATGTGTGAAAATCAGTATAGTATGTATCATGGCCGTCATCGAGTGGTAGTTTTTTATCATCCAACAATACTTCGGCAACGGTATCTAACTTTTTGTTAGGCAATGCTCCGTTTTTGATTTGCCACAAACGGGACACGGCGAGCATCAAATCTATAACCAATCGACCACCAATAGGCTGAGCCCAATCGCTATAATCATATCTAATGATGCGTGATGAGCCACCGCATAACTTTTTGGGGTCAATGTTGTTTTTCTTACATCGTTCAATCAATACTCTACAATCAGCATTGACTACATTCCAGCCGGTTAGTATATCGGGGTCGCATTTCCTCATGTGTTCGATAAAGTGTAGTAGCATATCTTTCTCGTTTGCGAATATCAGTATAGGTGCGCCAGAAATTTTTTTGGTAGAAATTTTGTATGGGTGGTTTATAAACTCAAGCGTATCTATGGAGGCTAGACTGTTAAAGTAGTTTTGGTCTGGGTCTAAAGCCCAAGTCCACATAGCATTTTTGAAATTGTCATACACACTTATAACCGTAATCATTTCACTATCGGCTGTCCACTCCATATCCCAATACCAGATACGGTGTTCGTAATTAGGTATTTGTCCGTTGTCCTTAACATAAAGGGATAATGCACGGTTAGTCCAAGGGATATTGCATTCCCATGTTTCGGAAAATTTATCTTTTAGTTTGCCGACCTCGGCTGGGTCGCCCATAATAACTTTAGTTAGCGATTCGCCATACACACCACGAAAACCTGGTTCTTTAGAATAAGCGGGAATCCGGCGTGCGTCATCATCTCGTAGGAAGCCAAATGGGTGATAGTCTTTGATTTTAGTTTCAACTCTATTGCCGTCATTATCACGATGTCTTACTAAGACGCCACGCAAACCATTCCGCTCTACTATCATCAATAATAGTATATCCGTTACGGTATATAAAAGTGACGAACACTAATCTTATGACCTACGGCCAACGCTTCGTGTTTCAATATCATACTTTTCTAGCCATGTGCAGACGGTCATAGGCGAAACATTAAACATTCTACCTATCTCCGCCATAGTCATGCCTTTATTAACATAGTTTTCTTGCAACCATTCATAACTGCGGTATAGTTTATCTTGATTTATCAAATTTGCTTCAATCTTTACTTGTATGTTGCCTGTTTCACTTATTAGTGATACGGTATCACCAATATTCAATTCCTTAGGTAAGTCTAGGGAAACTTTGTCCCCGTCATTAAGCACTGCTATCTTTGCCATGTGATATGCTATATATGGTTAGCCTTATAAACATTTGCTCATAACCATTCGGCTAATGTTCTTTGTTGAACGAGATTCAAAGCATGCCAATGCTCTTTCATTTGCTTTGGGTCGCCGTTGTAAAATATCAAAACATTCTGGTGCATTTTTCCAATCTTACGATTGTATTCCCACTGCTTCGCTACCCTAAGTGCTAATGTTCCTACCACATTTTGTAGTATAATCTCGTTGAACAATCTAAACCCATGTACTTCACATGCCTCGATTGTCTTTGAAACAAAATTACATAGATAACCTGTTTTATCTCTATAATCACCCACGACTACGGCCACAAAGGTATTCTCGTTCATACTAGCCATAGCCTTGTTCATAATAGAGGCATACATCTCATCGAATTTGTTTGGCGACATATTAGATATGTCATCTGGATGGTCGGAATATACTTCTAAATCACCATAGGGAGGGCATGTTAGCATAAAGTCAAAATCATCACCCAACTTAGGCAATTGTTTGTTAGAATCTCCTTGAATCCAATGACAGGTTGCACCGTCTTTTCCTCCTATATCAGCAAATTGCATACGGTTTGCATCTACTTGTTCCTGCCGTAATTCTATACCTACATAGTCTAAGCCCATTTGGGATGCTACTATACCACGAACAGAACCTCCTGCAAAGGGGTCGAGAACCATTGGCCGTGTCACCCCATCGGTGCGTGATTTCTTAGGAACAAACCATGTGTAAAGCAATTCGCAAAGTGCTGGGTCAAAGATTGAAGTGTCGCTTTGTGTAGCAACCTGAACATCTCCGGTTTCATCCATCCACTCTTTGATATTGAAAGCCCGTGCCGACCTACCTACTTCGGATTCTATACCCAACGCTTTCCATTTGCGCTTACGATTTTGCCACCTGTCGGTTGATGTATTGATAATCGAGAAGGGGTTATCCATGAATCGTTGTTGTAGTCCGTGAGGGTTTTTAGCCATAATATCACATATCCGTCTTTGTATATAAACATGCTGTGGGGGGGTCTTGTCTATGGGAAAATAAATATATTTAGTAAAATGGAGTGCTGGTAGCCATTAATTCTTTTGCATCCTCCCAAAATAATTCCTGCCATTCACTAGGACATGACTTTATTGGCCGCATACCAGATAACCATAATACATCATTTGGTTGAATATAGGGCTTCAACTTTGCTGAATAAAACGGGTCTAAAACATCACCAGAATGCGTTGTTTCGTATTGCCAGTGGTGATAGTCCCCCGTTGCCCTAATCATCGACAGAACCGGCTTTTCTGCTAACAGAAACGGGTCGGTATATTGTTGGGTCATGTATTGAATCATAAAGTCAGTATTGTGTTGTATATTATCATAGTCGGCCAGGTCGGAAACGCACACAGCAACAACCTCTACATCGGTTCTTTTTAGAACGGTAAGACCTGTCATAACACCGGCTGCGGTTATACCCGAGCCCGTTGGCACTAATACTCTTTTACAATCCATCGGTAGGTTCATGCATTGGAGTGCGGTGTCATGTATTGCTCTTTTAGAATCCCATTTAACACAACCACCTAATTCCTTAGCCTTTGCCCTAGCCCTAGCACGATATACGGAGGCATAGCCCGGAAACACTTCATGTATAGTAGCACCCATAGCCGCAGCATAGTTTGTTGCTTCAGTGCGCTTTTTTCTACGGGGAACAAAGATGTGTGCAGGAACACCTGCCCTTTGTGCCGCCCATGCAACATATATCTGCATTGCCGAATATGAAGCACAACCCACTATCATAGGTTCGCCCGGCTGTTCGCTGGCCATATCTAAAAACTGTCTAACCTTTGCGCCAGATGGATTATCCAAATTCGTATAGCACGCCAAATCCTCACGCTTTAACCAATAGTTAGAGCACCGTTCAACGGGAGTTATACGGGTATGATTCCACATCACAACACTCCGGCCTGATAAACAAATCCACAGTCACCAAAATCTAACACCATTCTGATGCCCTGCCTTTCTTCTCTAAAGTCTAAGAAATGTATGATACAATTTCCGCCCATGCCAGCAAAGACATTCTCCAATCCACCCTCGAAAGCCCATTCAAACGGCTTTTGGTCTGGTTGAGTAATATCTATTCTATCTGTGGTATGACCCTTTAATTCATCACCAACGCTAACAGTTATTCCTTTATCATCGACTGAAATAATGTATCGGTTTAGTTTCTGACCATTCATGTTATCACATCTAAGAATCTCATACATACGGTTGCTGTCAACACACCATTCATACATAGGCTTCCTAACCGTGCCGTCTGCCATTTGATAACCAACAAAGTTTTTATTGGTCTCGTCAAACACAAACCGTTCCGATAACGATTGCGACTTCGAGCCCCAATCAAATATGGTTTCCTGTGAATGTGGAAATGCCAAACCGTCTGGTGATGCAGTTAGAGTAGTAGTTTTGCTACCCGATTTGAATATTATTTTACCATGTTGCGTGTCAATAGTTAGTGGAGATGAATGCGAGCCTAATACGCCCAACACTCTCGGTATGTCCGGTATAGGTATAGAATAGTCATCTTCCTTACTTTCTAATATTGGTGCAATAAACTTTGATAGACTTGTTTTACCGTCACGCACTAAAGATGTGGTGCTAACTGTATTATCGCTTACTCGCAATAAACACGATGTTACCTGTGATTGCGGTTTGCCTCCAACGCATTGTTGTCTTTGTGTTCGCCTAAGTAAGTTTGCTAATGTCGATGTATCAATTTTCATATTCTTTCCCTCCGCATGTAATTCTTTACGGGATAATCACAAAACAATGTAATAGGGGCTACCTTTTGTGCGGAGGCTATTGCCTCCATCATGTCGTTGATTACACGAGTGTTATATTTTAACTGCTTAATCATAGACTCTACTTTAGAATAGATTTCATCCAGGTCACCATTTATTACCTCTATTTGGTGCTGTGTAACCGAACCGGTAGTCATGCTATCACCACTTTAGGTCAGGTAATCCTTTCCATACCACCTTTTTGCCCTTGATAGATAGAATATCATAGGTAGTGCCAACTAACTCCATGCCTCTACCTTTCATTTCTTCGATAGTGCCTCTAACAACCCATTCATTGTCATCGAGTGTATCATCACCCTTTACACCGGCTGCATCATCGGCTGTCTTTTTGTATCGGGCTAAGAATATCTGCTGTGAAACGATACGCTGTGTGCCATCTACCCAATCAACCTTTTCACCAATCTTCATTAGTCCTTTAGAACCTCCACCCACATCTACATAGGTTTTGTGGTCTTTCAGATGAAAAGTAAAGAACACCTTAGCAATTGGTAGCGAATGAACCCTATTGATAATATCTCTAAACAATTGGTTGCGTGTGCGCCACTCTTTTTGGTTGAATGAATCGCCTTCTTCTTTGATTGTTCCACGCTCTAATAACTTTGCAGTCATAGCGAATTCGCACCACTTCATAAAGGTAGAGCCGCCATCAAAGATAAATGCTTCATGGTCATCAGGATTAGCCGTAATATCTTCGGATATTAGATTAACAAACCAACCCACTTTGTCAATCAAAGCAGACCAGTTAGTGGTGTTGTCATCGTTGAAGATAGATTCATCGCCCTCATCATATAGGGATATGACCTGGATATTCTTTGCTTTGGGATAAATATGTGCAACAGTTTCTCGTGCGGAGTTATCAAAGTCAAAGATAGTGATAGTTTTCTTAGAGTCAACATTTGCCAAATCCAAAGCCAATCCGGTTTTGCAGGTATTTTCTTTACCCACTAAAGCCATACGGACAGGTGTTCTATTAGCACGCTGCTTTTGCCTTTCGAGCATAGCCCTCATGTGTTCCCTACCGTATTTAGGAGCCTCCGGTTCTTTGGTTGCAGTCTTTCCCCAACTCATTCAGCATCCCACCCGGAAACATCTGTTATTGCAGGTGCAACGGAATCTACAATGTGCCAGCCATATACGGACATGCGAGGTTCACCGTCATTGGTTTTCCATACCGCACCGGTCAGTAGAATAGTAGAACCAACTGCAAAGTCAATAGTATTGGCATGAATCGCCGGAACTCTAACCTCGATAGCCGGTGCTGTAAAGTCTTCTAAGTCACCAACAACGATAGTGGTTGCCCCATTGTCAAGTGTGTCGATGTGTGATACTTCACCCATAAGTCCAACCCATTGTTCCCACCAATCCTCGTCGTCTCGGTGTGCATCATAGTATGGTAGTAAGTCATTGAATGATGAAAGCAATTTGTCCTCACCTAATATATCAACAATGAATCCTTCGGGTTTGCCATCGGCTATAACAAATGGTGCAGATGGTAGTAACGATGCTGCATCAGGGTCTTCGGAAAACACCGAAACACCTTTGCGAGTCCATGCTCTACCGTTGCCAGTCTTTGCATTGTCTTTACCTGCTTTGACCGGAATGCTACCGGGTATGTAGGTAAGTTGCTGTGTCAATGCCGCATCGCCGGAAAACTTTACTTCGTATAGTTTAACTTCGCCACCGTCTAAAGAACCAAGGAACAAGCATGTGCGCTCCGGTTCGCTTTGTGGTCGTGGTTTACCATAGCGGAAGTTTGCATCACCTGATGGGTAGTTAGGCATTGTTGAATCTGCTACAATGTAATAGTGAATACCAAGTGATTCATGCTCTACTGTGCCTTTAGGTAGTGATGGTACTTCGGTTTCACCAATACCGGGCGTGAATGCTTCTTTCTTCATCAATGATGGATTTGCTTTCCTTAGATAGCCCATATCTGATGGATTGTAGGTAACGATAGCACCGCTGGTAATTAGTGCATCAATGCCTGCAGAATCTAAATCACTAAGTGTAGTGTTCATTTTCTTGTAGGCCATCTTTGCCCAGTCTTTGTATGGTGGTGATGTAACGAAACAACCACTTAGTAATACACAACCCGACGACGCAATCTTTCTTTTCTCGGTCATCAATTGTCTAGCCGCAATCCTAACGGCTCTATTGTGTTGTTCGACATCGTTGAAGTCAACCCATGTCGCTTTGTTCTCATCTAAAACCACACCGACCCTGCGCTCTATGGCTGCCGCCGTTGTTCCTACTTGCTTTGCTACTTTATCATAATCGTTGGTCATAATATATTTGCCTCCTAATTTGTCTGTGGTTGTTATAGGTTATAAACATGCCTATCGCCCCACTGGACTACATAATGTTCTTACAAACTCCATCAATGCTATGTGTTCATTTACTCCCGCTATCAAATCCCTTTCGGCCTGTATTGAAGCGTTAATAACTTTTATTTTGGATTCTACATTCGAGGGATTATCCATAGCAAATTCAAACACGCTACGAACCATTGAACGAGGGTCGGTAGCATAACGGGTTAATTCTTCGTATGCAGACTCCATGTTCTTTTCTTTAAAACAAAGTCTAAGCACCTTTGCGCTATCCGTGCGGTTTGTAGTTAGAGATAGAATAAATGATTCTCTTTCATCACCCATCGTTGATAATGTCTGCAAAGCACCCAAACAGTTACGCAGGTCTCCCAAATGGCTATGTGCAATTACACTCAGTTCGTGGTCGGTGACTGGCATCGACTCTTTGGCCGCAACACTAGCCATACGCTTCAAACAATCATTTATTGATATAGGCTCGAATGTTCTAACCTGACACCGTGACTGCAACCAAGGACTAACTAGATTTAAGTCGTTGCATGTTAGTATAAAGTAACACGATGCTTCTTCTATGACGCCCTTTAGAGCATCCTGTGCCTGCCGAGTAATTCTATCGGCCTCGTCTAAAAAGATGATAACCTCATTTACACCGGAACGAGAAAGTGGTATCACATATTCTTCGATAAATTCTATGCCCCGTGTTTTCTTTGATGAGGCATTGAATTGATGTATCTGGAATCCTAAAGTCTTTGCTATTATTTTTGCGAGCGTTGTTTTGCCTGTTCCTGGTTCACGAGAATGGAAGATATAATTTTGCATAGGGGATTCGCCCTTTAGTATAGGTAAAAACTCCGCAACCAAATGTTGTTGGCCTACAAAATCATCGAGTGTAGTAGGTCTATATGTCTGCCACCAGATATTTTTACTAATCATCTAACCATCTCCTCATACTTGTAAAACATTTCATGCTCACAACCATAGCACATACACTTGTCACCAACCATAGTGAGATGCTCCGTTGTATCACAAAGAAAACATTGCTTCATGGTTGAATACCCTCCCAACATTCGCCACATAGATAACCAAGTGGTAATAGAAAACAAAATTCGTTTAGGTCAATAAACTCACCACAACCAATACAACGATTAGTTTTAGGGTGACTGATTCTTTTCTTTCCTTTGTATATCATTTTTATTCCTCTACATCTGGTGCATCAATTTCAATGTCATCATATTCTATATCTTCTATTTCACCATCAGAATTATAGTAATTTAAATCGGCATCAACATAGTCAGTCCAATCAACGGTTTCCTCGACGATGGCGTTGTAATCTCGTATATTTTGTGGATTAACCCTTGCTTCAAATGTGATAGTGATTTTACCTTTGACGGTTATCTCTAAACCACAACAAGTAATTGCATCATCAATATCCTCGTGGGTCTCGTTGCATTTTAGACACTTATATGCTTCTGTTTTTTCTATTCCCGCCATAATTAACCTATATATTGAAAGCCTATAAACATGCCGTTGCCCGTTTTAGACACCCTCTATGACCCTACACAGTTCAATGATTTGTGATTCTAAATCCCTGACTATTTGTTCAGCAGTTGTTGGGTGTATCTTTGCGAATCGACGCTCGCAATTAACACAAATAATATGCTCGTCAGTTTCGGTATAGGTAGAATTGGGAGTATGTTTGCATACTTCTAATAACGGTTGACCATTATCCTCGGCAATACTATCCACGCCACTAACCATCCATACTCTACCTTTAGAGTCGGTGTATGGCATCAAGCATACCTCTCGATGTCCTCGAAGTTCATATCTTCCTGCTCTATCACATGCTCGGCTAATAACTCTATTAGGTCTTTAGTGTGCATGTCTTTTAGAATCTGTATCATCCAATCTAAGGCCATACCGTGCGGAGTCGTGCCGTTTGTTTGCCGATGACAAACTCGCCACACCCAATCGTGAACACTATCATAACCTGCGTTTTCTAAAGTTTCTAACTCATAATTAGTTGCCATTGCTTTCACTCCTTTGCGCTTCTATTTTGTCAAAGTGTGCTTCGAGTATAGACCACAAATCATAGTATTCACCATTCCAGATAATATGACCTTCTTCAAATTCTAATCTAAAGTTCTGCGTCACACCAGTATATTCACAATATTCCGGTGGTCGGTTTTTCTTCAGGTTTGCTATTTCCTCATCACGCACCAATATTTGTGCTTTGTATATTTCTTCCATTTTTGCATTCATTCTTCTTCACTCCTTCGTGCTCGTACTTCTAATATCACATCGGGGTCGTTACTACCATAACATAGGAAATTAAGACTTTCTGTGAATCTTTCATCGTTGATATTTAGGTTCTCGACAGCCACAAAATATTGCTCGTAGTTATTTAGCAAAGCCATTTTCATATCCCACTCGCTTTCTGTTTCAATCGCATGGCATAGCCACCACCCTTGCACTATTGATTCAGGGTCTTCTTCATCGTTCAATGTTCTAAACCTACCAGCGCTTACCCAACCGGTATCAATACGCATTGATAAGTCTATTTCACGGACTAACATAAAGTCGGCCTGGGCTGCTTGTGCTATGTGATGTGCTTCGGGTATCATTGTATCACTTTCCTAATTTCTACTGGTTTTATATCCATGCCTGTGCCATTGCACCTAAGACATACTATTGACTGCACTTTGCCCGAACCGTTACATGCCGAGCATTTGACTTGGATTGCTCCACCATCAAACATACAGTATCTATCACCGGTCACACGATTTATTATAGTGTGCTCAGCGGTTCGCCATGTTTTACACCGAACACACTTACCCACCCAATCGGAAGGCTTTGAATTGTTAGATGCCCTAACCCATTTACTCGTCATTCAAAATCACTCCATACATCGGGTTTGTGAACGGTATTGAAAGCACGGAGATTGATTAGATAACCTATCAAATCGTCAATCAATTCTCTTTCTTCATCCTCCGAACGACATTGTGATAGTTTTCTAAGTCTATCATCTATGCGTAGTCGGATAGCATCCTCCGCACTTACCGAGGATAGTATAGTAACTGGTTGGAATATAGATGAACCCCACTTTGCATGGTGTCTTAACATGCCGGTTCTAATAGATTCGAGTGTGGTTTCAATTGCCATCTTCCATGATATATGGGGGGTGACATTATTAGATGGTTCGCTCATATCCTCCATATTATATCAATATCGGTGATAGTATATAATAGTGTCTATGACCCATTCTCTTTGTGACATTCCAGACATAGACCGCTATCCATTAGTATTCTTGTACGAGCACATTGATGGCATCTAGCCACACCGTCGCTTTCTTTCTTAGTAAGAATACCAACAGGCATAGACATGATTAATTCCTCTTTAGTAGTAATTAGGTCTCGATTTATGTCAAACAAAGTATGGAGTGTTTTGTTGCCGGTTTCTGTTATAGTTACTTCAGTTCCTACGGGTATTACCTGGCAATTTTTATTCATGATAGATGATAGTGAATGCTCGGTTGGTTCTTTTAGGAGTTTGTAGTTTTTATGGATATGTTCATACATTTGTCCCTTAGTCATTGCCCCCTTCTCCCATAGCGTAAATAAAATAATTCTTCTAACCCGCTTATTTCTAACCATGTTAATATATGGTAGCATGTGAGGTGTATAAAGTTAATCTTCCATACTTAAAAACATAGCACTTTTAAGTGCAGTTTCGGATTCGTTTTCTATTTCTTTACCGCCTAACATTAATAATCTCGTTTGAACATAGTAGCCCTCTTTCCTATGAAAGTAATCATTTATCAGACCAACAATATATGCTATGCCAATCCAACCCATGCAGAAAAGACCAACAAACTGCTCATTGGTCAAAGCCATGAAACGGTTGGCTCTAATCTTTTGGTTATAAGATTTTGCTCCGGTTGTTCGATTCTTAGGTCGTTACGAATGTCTGCTAGTTTGTTAAGAAGCATCATACCGTATTTATCCGAATCTCTAAACGGATAGTCTGGTGGAAGAATTATCCGTGTATCTTTCTTCTTTGGGTATATTGGATTTTTACCCGTTCCTTTGATACAGAACGCCATAATTGCATACGCATAGGTATCGGGTAGAGTGAACATTACTTCGGCCATTCTGCGCCATTTCTGTATGTCAGAATCATAGTTTGCTTTCATCCATGCTAATGCTAGCGGTATGGGAGTGTTAGTTGCCTTTAGTGTTTGATAAACAAACTGCCTATCTCCATATTTGAACATGGAGTTTATTGCACGGTTTACGCCACCATCGTTTGTGTTAAGTGATTTATCTATAATGATTCGTTCTTTGATTTCCTTAGATAGTTTAGGTAATTTATCAATGACAAACACCAGACGAAATGCTACAACATCTATCCACTCTTTGATTGTCTTTTCTGTTATTTTAGATTCAAATACAATATATGTAGTCGAGGGTGCGGTAGGTAAATACTTTACACCATGACTAAGAATAAAGTTACCTTTTTTGTATGGCCTTTCATCGGCTGTTAAAAATATCATTGCCAATCCTCCATATCGTCTTGCTCGGATAACCATTGTGCCAATCGTCTAACGGCTGATATAGAACAATTCCATGCCTCCGCAATAGACTTATTAGTGATTTTGTAGTTACCACAATAGAACGAGTAACCGGTAGCATGCCATTTAATCCACACGCCTTCTTCCATTAGTGCTTTCCAGAATTTGTGCATGTCTTTTGTTGGAACCTGCCTAACTGCTAGATACCGCTTTCTTCTTTGCCATTCTACCGCCATCATTCCCATTCCTCCTCGTTGTGGTCAATCACATAGGTAGGTTCTTTAAGTGCTGCCATCCGTAATTCTACTTCATCTAATAGGTCGGGTTTGTCGGATAATACGCTGACTAAAATACCCATGACACTATCGACTCGGTTTTGTGCTAACAATAATTGTGAATCTACTCCTATTTCTTTTTTCAATTGACCTATCAATCTAAGACTTTGGTTTGCTTGGTTTGTCAGCCTTGCTGCATCGGCAACCCAATCCGATGTGATACCCTCGTCATCTTTACGGACTTCTAATTCTTCTATCCATGTAATTAGTTTTTGTGCAATGTCCTCGGCTACGGTAATCGTGCTAATAGTATCGGTACGAGCCTTTTCCATGAATGCCGCTTCAACATGGTCATAGTGTCTATGATTATCCATGTGGTCTTGTACTGTGCCGGTAGGCCAATTTTGTGATGTTTCGAGATGCATAGATGTTATTTGCCCGGTCATTATTTTTACCTCCCATACTTTGTGGTGAGGGTTAGCACACATAGGACACGGGGAATCGTTAGAAGTTAATACCCATGCTAATGTTCTTTCAACAATAGGGTCTTCGGTTTCATCTAAATGTTGTCGTATTTCCTTTTCAGTTCTCATTGTGGTATGCCTCCCCATACGACCTTTTTGGCGATTGTTTCTTGAACCTCCGGTGTTGGTGGTGCTCCTATACGGCATGTGATACCTTTGCGACCCCTACCTTCTTTGCGTGGCACATACTCGTGATACCATGTTTGACCCATTAGCGATTCCTCCATCCATCGCTTTGCAGCCTGATAATCATTAGTAATCATTCTTTCTACCTCCTTTAGTAGCGTGGACTTTGGTATGTCCTGTTGCCAGAATGTATCTTTGATAAGCATTAGGTCTGCATCCATAACATTTCTTCTTTGTGATAGTGACGATTCTAATAGCATAACGAGTTCCGGTGTCAAATCAACATACAATACTTCGCCACCCACATAATCTTCACGCATCATAGTATAACCGATGCAAAGTCTGCGGAATAGGTCTGATTCAAAGGAACGAACCTCCGGTCTTTCTAACCACTCCTCTACCCGTTCATCGAATATAATACCGGTGGGAGGGCTTTGCATAATATCATGTTGTCGCTTCAAAAACCATCGGCGTATATCCATGTTTAGTGAAGCCAATTCGACCCGTTCACTATTTGACATTTGGGCTTGCTTGCGTTGCGCCCTTTTGTATTCTAACTCTTTGGCCGGTGTCATTTCAATGTCAATGATGAAGAACCTACGGTCTAAACCGGATTCCAATTCAAATCTACCTGGTTGTGTGCCAGCCCATAGACTGTAAAGTGTAGTGTATCTAACCCAACCGGACTTCAATGCTTTCATAACACGGCCATTGTCGGTAGAAGTTAACAATTGGTTTTTCATGTCAACCGAATGGTCTTTCTTACCGGCATCGGATATAGATGAAAACTCCTCGAAACCTAAGAAACCACAACACAATTCCTGTGCTAATGGTCGGCCTGTGATATTGCCATCTTCATCAACCGAACCAAACATACCAGATTCGGTAATCGAGTTTGGCCCTAGCATAGTCTTGAATCCTTCGCCATTGAATGCTTCTTTGTTGTATAACAAACCATTGTGTTCTGCTAAGAACAATTGGATTAGTATAGATTTACCCGACCCTTTGTCTCCACGCATTAGGATATGTAATCGGGTGTCGGCCAATCTCGACATAGGGGTATATACTGGTTGTAGGTCATGCCGCATAGATGATGGTAAATCCTTCTCGCAACATAAACAGAACATACCTTTGTTAACAACATTGAATAAATGTGCTCCGATACTACAAATGAATATCGGAATCTTATCATCAACATCGACATAGAAATTTCTTCGGGCATAGTCTTGGACTTTGGTAAATATATTTGTCATAGTGATTACTCCATTTTGGATTCTACCTGCTTTGTTATGAAGGCAGGATACTTCTTTAGTGAATACCGTAGTGATACTCCTTTGGTTAGTTTCATAACTAAATCATCAATAACTTCATTCTCGTCAACAGCGTCGTATAGTGCTACTTTGTATCTATGTGAATTTCCTCGTATGCTAGTATATCCTGTAATTTTAAACATCGGGTGTATTGAAAACAACGATGCAGCCTTAGTCTTCTTTATTTGTAGGTTTCTTTTTTTGTCATTAATTAAGTAATCAAATATCTGGTCTAATGTAGATTCTCCGTTAATTTGTAAGTATCTGTATGCCGCCGTAACAAACCGTTTAGAACCTGAATGATTAGCACCCATACAAATATTGATGGTTAGTGAAAGCATATAAACATACCTATCCTATTTATTTTTTTGATTCTTTTTTATTTTGTCAAAAGAAATAAACGCCTGACTGCGCAGATACTTCGGGAATTGTTTTATTTGTTCAATAGGTATAATAAGAGTATTACAGATACCTGTAAACTATCTCCGGGATTTGTCTATTATATGTATAAGCAATAATAAAGAATTAGCGAAACCGTTATACTGCGTAGCATTTTTTCTTTTTATAATTTTCAAAAGAATCAAAACAATTAAATATCTTACACATCTCCTCCAGCAAAAAAATTAAAAATCAAAGTGCCGCCTTCAACAGGTCGGCATTGTATTTGAAGTGTTTTAGTGTAGAACCAACAGTTCTTTCTTGAACCCACTTTGGAATCTCTATGTTTTCACAAACACGAGTATATACTTGGTGTGAACGATAGAATAGGAATCGTATGTATCTTATCATAGCCTCTACTTCATCTTTGTCAAATAAGTGTGGCGTTATCCCAGCGTATTTTTCGTTGTCGCTGATAATGTTGGTTAGGAAGCCTAACTTGCCAGACGGCATTTGCACTACTCTAATAATGTGCTTATGATTGTTACTAACAGTAAATATTGCTACGATAGAGGGAACGGTTATTGATGTCCTTTTGAAATTAATAGTCTTATCCCTTTTGATAAACTCATAGTTACCAAAAACTATGTGCTCGGAGCCTTCACCCATCAATAGTGATGCTACATCGTGGAGTGCTGGTTGTATTTCGTCAGTAAAATTTTGATATGAGAAGTCAACGACAAACCAACCATCTTTAGTAACTTCCCCCTGAACCATAATCTTTTTCGTATCACCCTCGGATATAACGCCCCTGATAATATCTAACGAGGTTTCGTCAAAGCCGTCGAGTCTGTGCTTTAAAACAGGATTAAAATTTCTTCTACCTAAGGGTTGCTCGTAACATACTGTGTCTAGCAATTGCCAAACTCTTTCATATCCCTCGAATACAATCTTTTCGTGTTCTTGTGTTGATACCACTAAGGTAGGACAAAAACGCCTCTCTAAATCCCAACCAGAATAATCTATAATAGAAGTCGACTTGTTATCAAAGTCAATAACGACTAAGGAATCTGTATTATTAATTAACAAGGATTACTCCTCCAACCACTCTAGGTATTCTTCAGGATATTGTAAACGCCAGACTGCGCCGTTGTATGAGTTTGTTGAACTGTAAACTGTTTGATTTACTGAAGTTACACCTGACATTCGTAGTAATATTTGACCTAACTGCGATGACCCGTTTAGCCACTTCTTTGCGTTGGACTCCATAACACGGGCGTATATCTGCTTGGTAGTCAAACCAATATCCCAGTTTGCACCTTTGGTTTCTTCATAAAGTATTTCATAGATTGCTTTTTTAAGTCTAAAGTTTTTTCTTTTTCCCTTCGTTTTAGGCATTGCCATTCCTCCGTTGCTCCTTCTTTTTTGCTAAGTAACATTTGCCACAAAGTTTCTTACCTTTAGGCACTGCTACCTCGCAGCGCTGACACACCGGCTGGTCGTCTGGTGTTGCGCTTTCATCGGGAGATTCAATTATGTTTAGGCTAAGAAGTGATTGTATAATAACTTTTTGCTTCGTGATTTCTTCCTTTGTCATACCATAATGCCTGCTATATTCCCAGTTAATAGGGGGGTGCATGTCTACTATATACTTAAGACACATGCGTAATTCGGCATTCTCTAATTTAAGGTGGCGAATCTGTTTGTTCTTAAAAGACATAATTATTCCTCTTTGTAGTCCTTGTCAGCAAGGCGTCGCAAATCATCTTCAGCCCAATATCTAGTCATATCATGTAATTCATAACCGGACTGACGGGATGCCTCGTGGAGGCGATTACCGCCTATGAAAACCAATTCTCCTTCCATGCCACCTTCTTCACGCCATTTGGTGCATATAAGCAATCGTGGGTTTTGACAAGAAAGAACCCGGAGCACATTTTCTGGTGTTGACCAAGCCGTAGTAAATGACATTTCAAGCATGTAGAATGGTGCTTTCCCCTCCATACCGTAGGTTGTAGCATCATTGTAAGGAACAAATACCGGTTGTTGGAATAACATAATATTAAGTGGCGTGTGTAACTCGTAGTCATAGGCATCCCACTTAGTGTCCCAGTTAGCGATACACCAATCATATAAGTTAGTGTGACCGTAATCGCTGATTAGTTGATATTGTTCTTCTGCAGATATTGCTACTGCATCATCGAAACCTCCACGCCAAACTTTGTGACGCACTCCGTCAATCATAGTCGAGCCGGTGCTAATGCCTTCAAGTTCTGCTGGTCTTGGTAAGACCGAATTGAAAGAAAAGTCAATGAAATCATTTTTGCTTAGGTCGTCGGTGTCTAAGGGTTTCTTCATATCGGTAAGATGAAAATGAATAAAGTCCTCTAAATAACCCTTTTCGCCTGTAATAGTAATAGTATTCTTACAATGGTTAGGCATTACTCTTCCTCCTCATCAACAAACTTTGTGCATGCAATATCCCTTTCAATCTCTACCTCGCCGGCACATGAAATGGATGACCTACAATCGAATACTTGAGTAATACTTCTTCGTAGCCAACCGACAAACCTCTGTAATTTATCATCGGCATCAACAAAGGTGCTGGCCTTATCGGCAGCACAAGTAATAGTGATTTGTAGATAGGTAAGCTTACTATCGCATGATACAGAAAAGCCGTAAATATTTAAGTCGGTGGAATCACGGCTAGATATATCTTTCCTTAGATGAAAGTCAGATTGCCAATCGGAATTTTTATCTTCGTCATCCCACTGATAGATATAGTAAAGACCAAACTCCTCAACAACATCGGTATGCAAGTATAGTTTATGCGGCCTCCATCGGTCATCGTCTGGTCGTGGTTGTTCTTCGGATTTGTCTTTCCAAGATAATACAAAGCCAAAGTCGGTTAGTGCTTTCTCAGCCATAGGTGTTAGTGCATACTTGGTATCGGCATTATAGTATCTGCACTCGGCGGTTTGTGAATTCATGACCTCTAACTGATATGATTCTACCAATATGGTGTTCTTTACCTCACCAATGGTAGGTTTGTTAGTGTAGGAGTCGGTGAAACCTATGCCATTTTCTTGTAGTGGCGCACCGTAGGTCTCACGGATATTGTCTCCCAGGTCTTCATCAAATTCAAATCGTAGTTTGATATATTGCTTATATTTTCTTTTGCTCGTCATAGTTTTTGTCCTCCTATAATTTTGTGTCCGCTTATAGCCGCCACAGTCAGTATATAGCGTGCCGGTTTATAAACTTTTTGATGGGTCACTGCTTAGCCCCCCATAGACTAGTATCGCCTCGTTTACAATGCGTCTCCGTAAATCGTTCATCCCTACGCATTATTCGAGTTAGTTGGCTTGGCATCGGAAGTTTAGCATTAGAACGATATCTTACTCGTGATTGGTTTCTCAACCTATTTAGCAACTCCCGGCTGCTCAGCCGTAACATTTCACCGTCAGGTTCAGGTGTAGATAGTATGTCATGCACTCGATTGCACACATATATCTCCCACCGCTTTCGGGGAAGTGGTCTAAACTTTACTCCTCTTCTAGTGATTTCAACCCCGCCTTTACTCTTTTCTTGTATGCAAATGCATGCTCTAATTTTGTGAATTGTATGTAGATTCCACCTTGCTTCAAAGCGTAAGTATTTCTTGGCATCAATGAACCAAGTATAACATCTTTTTCGTAGTGACTCCAGTTACGCCATCTGATATTCATGTAGTAAGAATCATCCACAAAAGAAGAACGAATTATCATATCATGATACCGAGAGGTATTCCCCCAGTTTGCTGATAGTCCGACATCGTAAGGTTCATTCGCCAATGAACTCACCTACCTTTGGCATCTTGGGTGCTTCGTCAGCCCATATCGTTCCCTGCATATAGTAAATAATAAAGTACTTCATTCTTCTTCACTCCTTTCATCAGGCCGAGGCCAATAAGGTTCTGTCCAATCGGGAATCATTCTTCTTCCTCCCCAAACATCTCTATGATTGCACTGTGTGCTTCTTTAGGACTTAGGCGTGGGAAGTATTTCTTCCACAATGCGTTCCAATCACGAGCCATTTTGTTCACCCAAAATATCTTCGTAAAGCGACATGAAGTTCTTTAGCAGGTTTTGGCCTGTGCCTTTGATGCCAAAGTATTTCTTTACTGGAGTTACTTTCCACATGCGGGTCGGTTTGATACCGGCCTTACACCATAGCGTCAAATCACGCTTAGTAACTATAAGATTCCAAATGGCTAATCCCATTGACTTACCATTGACATTCATTACGGCTTCGCCGTTAGCACGAGCTTCGTTGTCGGCCATAAGTTGTTCAAAGAACGGGGAGTTGGTATCGTAGGCCATCATTCTTCCTCCTCTACTTTAATTAGGGAGATGGTGCGAGCCCTTTCCTTAATCATTTGTCTTTGTCTTCGTAGTTTACCTGATGGATGCTTTACATGCCAACTCTTTGCATTTTTCTTTCTTGTGTTCATTGTTTGTTCCTCCTTTCTATCTCTTTCTGGACTATTTGTTCATCCTGTAATTTTGAATAAACTTGCATCCAGTGGAGTAATATTTCCCTTGCTTCGCTTCGGGCTATAAAAAATTCATCGGCTAAATACGGAGCTGCGCCGAACATATTGACGACACCCGACTCCTTTAGGTTGTGCAGATAAATATAGTGGTTCATGTATTCTTCTTTGATTTCATCAGTCATCTTTCTTTTCCTCCTCGTCAAACTTTGTGTCGAGAATGTAATCCATAGCCCGCTGTGCTTTTGAACCGGCTCTAATAATCATCTTTGGGTCGGAGTCTAAACGCTTTAGCCAATGACCTAAATATGATACTTGGTTTTCTAGTCCCTCCTCTAATGCTTCGCTGGGTAGTATGTTGAAATGCTTACAAAGCAAAGACGCACCTAACTCCGCAACTAATTCTTCAAAGGCATACCTTTCATCACCACGCATACCAAACTCTCTATCACATCTTTTCTTGTGTCCGGTGGCATGGGTGCATTCGTGGAATAAGGTTGGCATATATGCAAAGCCACTTGGAAATGCTTCCTTGACCGGCATATTTACCCTGTCATCACCATAGGTATAGTATGCCCTATGGCCGACTTCGCTAAATTTGATACCCTCTTTCTTCATCCATTCGTGCATCAATTTTTCGGCGTTTATTTCTTCCTCCGTAAACTCCGGTGTTTCGATTTCGTCTCCATCGGGTCTTGGTGGTAGGGGTATGTTAGTCTGGCTTCGGCCAAAGACCTTGTGCCACTTTAGAATAGGAATGCGCTTTTCTTGCTCGGGGTCGTCTTTGTCCTTCACTTTTATCATGGTAAAGAACACGACTGTATGAGCCGATTCGCCCTTTTGAACGCCGTAGTATTGATTAGCCTTCTTGTATGGTTTGCCGTCATTGGACTCTACTAAGTCATACTCGCCTTTTTCGATAGCATGTTTTCGGCCAATCTCCGACCATTGTTTGAAGGATGCAAATTCAATGTCACCCGATGTATAGCCCAAGATAAACTGATTGATACCACGATATGCTTTGCCAGAAACAATATTGTGTGCAAGACCAGTCTTACATTTCGATGTGTCCCAGGGCATTAGCCAAGGTTTGTTTCCTTCTTTTAGTGCCTTCGTTACGATGTCAGCCATCTCTTTTACTATTTGGTCTCGCTTTAGTGATTGTTTACTCATGGTTGGGTTGCCCCCTATGTTTGCTTATTATGTTTCGGTTTATAAACATATCTATTGGTCTACTTACTGCGTTAGAATTTTCTGCAACAATTTTCGCCAAGAATATTTTAGGCGATATATCTGCATAGAATTGTGGGTTGTTGGAGGTAAGAAAATAGTAAAAAATAATCTTATCACCTCCTTTTGAGAAAGTGATGCGTATGCACCTGAATTCTGTATTAGGCCTCATCCGTGTCATTTAGCTCACCAAAAAGAAACCGAGCCATCTTCATTGGTGGCAAAACTGCTAAATCCGTTTTCTCCCATGTAGGTAGCAATCTCGTTGCGCCGTTCTATTTCTTCTTGTCGGTCAATCTCATACTGCTCACTATTGTAATAAGCTTCATACTCCCGTGCGGCTCTTTCTCCGGAATGCTCGTCAAGGACAACGCCAGGCGCATGTAGAAAATCAGTTGCTAAATTAATAACCTTCAAGGTGTGTTCCGTATATGAAGGGTAACTATCAATCCTTATGGTGAAACCGTGAGATGGAAGCATTGAAAATATTTTACCTTCTAACTTTTCAAGCCAACCTTCGAACAACTTCTGATACTTTTTTGTTCTCGCTTGACCCTCGCCATGCCAGTCCTCCCAATTAAGTCTATCTTTAATA